ACCGCTCTACATCAGCAAGCATGCCGCTACGGTTTGTCCACTCGTGGTCGAAGTCGCCCTTGACCTTGCCATAAGGCGGGTCAGTGATGACCGCATCGACCTTGGGCAGCGTTGGCAGCACGTCCAGGCAGTCGCCACGGTAAAGAGTGGCGTTGCCGATTACGACGGTTTCAAAGCCCACACTCACCCCCTATCGCCGGATTGCAGGCTGTCGGCCGATGGGTTCAGCTCGGGCGACCTGGCCATGGTCTTCCCGGTGTCCAGCTCGGCAATCCGCAACATCCTGGGCGGCAGGCGCAGGGCTTGATTGGTGCGTCAGCATGCCGACACCTTCCCGTCGGCCACCCGCACCACTTGCGATGCGGTGCAATTGGTGCACGCCTTTTTAGCCAGGGTCTTGCAAAAGTTTGCACGTTCAAAGTGCGCAGAATCTTGCAAACGTGCGGTGTTTTGCGTGTTCAGCACAGGTCCTCCCCGGTAACGTACTGAATGCGCGCCCGCGCAATCTCGACGTATTCAGCGGACATGTCCACGCCAACAAACCGAAAGCCCTCCAGCACCGCGGCCTTGCCCGTGCTGCCCGACCCCATGAACGGGTCCAGCACCACGCCACCAGGCGGCGTCACCAGCCGGCACAGGTATCGCATCAGGTCGGTCGGCTTGACGGTGGGGTGGTTGTTCTCCGCGCCACGGTCTGACTTGCTGGCCTTGGCACAGTAGAAGAAGCGGGCGGCCTCGCCCAGCAGGTCGGCGGGCTCGGTGCCATCGTGGATCAGGTTGGCTGGCCAGCGGCCTACCCATGCTCTCCCGGCTTCTTCTGCGTAGTTCGCTCCTGACATGGATCGGTTCTCGCTGGCGTTGCGCCCGTGTTGCGTGATTGGATCATCACCTACCCTGCACCCATCCACATTGATCGCCCCCGTGCCATGCGCCAGGACGTTCTCGGCCACGGTGCCGATGAGAGGCTTTCGCGCCACAGTGATCGGCTCCAGCGCGGGCTTCAGGGCGGTGCCCCAGCCTTGCCATTGGCGGGCGGCTTCGGTGGCGGGGGCGGTGAGCTTTCCTTGTGCCTCTGTTCGGGCGGGGTCATGCCGCCAAGGCCGGTCCCAGCCCTCCCCAGCAGGGTCAATGGCGCTGCGTGCGCTAAGCACCGTTTTCCCGTCAGGACGCATTTTGTCGCCAATCACCTCCCGCTCTGCCCCCGCCGCCTTGTCGATGGCCTTGCTTACGTCTAGGGACTTCGGGAACCCGCTGCCGTACACCCAGGCGATCATGTCGCGGATCTCGAACCCTGCGTCTTCGATGCGCACGGCCATGCGGTGCTGCGTGCGGGTGCCGGCGAACGCCAGCAGGTGGCCGCCCGGCTTGAGCACGCGCAGGCACTCGCGCCAGATCGCCTCGCTGGGGACGTCGTAGTCCCACTTCTTGCCCATGAAGCTCAAGCCATAGGGTGGATCAGTGACAATGCTGTCAACAGAGTTGTCAGGCATTCCGCGCATGACCTCGATGCAGTCGCCGTGAACCAGTAAATAACCGTTTTCCAACATTAAATTGCTCCTACCTTCCCATCCGCCACCCGCACCGCGTTGCCCGCGGTCAGGGTCTCGATGGCGCGCAGCACGTGCTGGCGTCCGATCTGCACTCTGAAATTGCCTCGTCTATGGCCGCCTGCACCGGCTCTTGCGTGGCTTGGAGCTTGGCGAGAAGTTGATCGCGCTCATTGGTCAGAGTAAGGTTGTGTTTTGTGCGCAATGCCAGTTCGTTTGCCGTGTCGTCACGATCTGCCGTCAGGTGCGCGACAAGGGCATCGTCGGGCTGTGTGGCTGGGTGGGCTGGCACTTGTTCGGCGCCATCCTGAAATGTCATCTGCATGCCAAGCGCCTGAGCAATGGTCACCTCAAGGCGGGCCCCTTTCGAATTCGACCATCCACGCAGCAGGTGGATGCGCTCGCACGAGGCAAGCCCAGCGATGTCGTGGCGCAAGTAGTCCGCCCATTCGGCGCCTTCAACGATTCCATGCTCGGCGGGATTCAGCACCGACAAGCCTTGTTCACGAAGCGCTGACGCTTCGGCATTGAACGCCGGGAAGTTGAAATCTTCGATGCCAGTCATCGGCCCGGCAATGTAGACACGACCGACGCGAGAAGCAGCCAGGCGCACAGGCTCACGCTCTGTCCAATGGGTTGCCTCCACCTTGCCTGCCTGCTCGGCCTGCGGAGGTGTGGTGGCGGCGGAGAGTGCGCACAAGCGATCTGCGATGTCCTCAAGAATGTTGCGTTGATCACGGCTGTCTTGATGCATTGCGGTCGACGCCATAGCGGACAGCGACTGCACCTCTTCGCGCCACCCAGGCACAGCCCGCCCAGCGCGCAGGGATTCGACCTCGGCCTCAACCGCAGCGCAGTGGACCTCATAGGCCGTCACTTTCGAGCGCAGCTCGCGCTGCGCTGCACTCACCTTCTCCAGGTCGGCTGCGCGATAAAGCAAGTCTCCCGGCTTCGGTCGCATACCAGCCAACCAGTTCACGCCGTGCCCATCAGGGCCAGCCGGCTCAACCGCGACAACTTGGGCAATAGGTCTCAGGTCCATCTTCGCTCTCCTATCCGCAAGGCCTGCGGCCCTGCTCAGTTTCAAAGCGCCCGGGCCTGTGGCCCCGGCTTCGTGTGTTCTCGTTGCGCCCTGGGCGTGGTGGCTGCCAGGCCTAACACTACGTTGCACGCGGACGCCCACAAGTGGGCGCCGGTGAACTTGGGGGTTAGGCCCCCTTCAGAAACGCGATCCAGTGCGTTTTCTGCTGCTTCCCGCTGCGGTGCCCGACCAGGGGCTTTTCCGGTGTCAAAGCCAGAATCTGCGACACAGGAATTTCGTCTTCGCACCACTTGAATATCAGCGTTCCATCTGGCTTGAGCACCCGGAAGCACTCGGCAAATCCGGCCCTCAACATTCCGCGCCAGTCGCCCTTCAGGGTGCCGTACTTCAGCCCCACCCAGCCGGTGGCCCCGTTGCGCTCGAAGTGCGGTGGGTCAAACACGACAAGGGCGAATGTCTGATCGGCAAATGGCAGCGCGGTGAAGTCGGCTTGGTGGTCTGGGTCAATCACCAGCTCGCGCGAACCGCCCTTGCTCGAAACGTCGGGCAGTGTGTGGCGCTCGCGGCGTTTGTCAACAAACACGGCGCGCGCGTCCTGCCGGTCGAACCAAAACATGCGGCTACCGCAGCATGCGTCAAGTACCTTCTTTTCCTCGCTCACTGCAATCTGCATATCGCTCCTATCCGGCCTGCTTCGCAAGCCTCGGTTGTCAGCGGCCAGCCTGTCGGCTCGCCTTGTGGTGTTGGTCAGGCTCAGTGCTTGCCACCAGGCCTAACCGGGCGCTCAAGCGGACGGCTACGCCGCGCGCTTAGCTGGGGGGTTAGGCGTCACAGTTCCATCGTCTGTTGTTCAGGCGCGGCCACTGGTTCAGGTGGCAGCAACTGGCCTTGCGCTTGGGCTCGGGCGATGCGTTCACAGGCAATGTCGAAATACTTGCGCTCGCGTTCAATGCCGGTGAACGCCTTTCCAAGCTGGGCGCACGCTACGCCTGTTGTCCCGCTGCCCATAAAGGGGTCTAGCACGGTCTGCGCTTGGGGCGCGAAGTCAAGGCACCAAGCCATTACCTTTACTGGCTTTTGTGTTGGGTGCTCGTTGCCGTCTCTCCGCTGGTGTGTCAGCGTGCGGGCCGCAAAGTCAAGGCTTGTCCAGCACAGCTCAACATCAGCCAACGAAAAGCCAGTTTCAGCCTGTGGCTTGCGCCAGACAAGCCAACCGCTTTTGGCGGGTAGCATGTCGGCAAAGTAGTTGCCACCCCAAATCATCACCGTGTCGCCTCGCTCACGCATCAGGCCAAACAGCCATGCCGCAGGCGTTGCCTTGTCCCACTCTTGGCGCTCCCATGTAGCGTTGTCGCGTATCGAGCTATGCGCCTTGCCCTTTGCTGCATCAATGCCATACGGCGGGTCAGTCAGCAGCAGGTCATGCTTCGGCAGCAACGGCAGCACCTCGCGGCAATCCCCGTGGTAAAGCGTGGCGTTTCCTATCACTACTTTTTCGCTCATGTGTTCTTAGGGGGTGATACGCCAGTGGTGGGGTATGGCCATTGCAAGAGTGGCAAGCATCTGCGCGGTGGGGGTGCAACTTCCAGCAACTTTTGATGCGAGAAGTTGCAGGTACTTGCCACTTTTATGCAAAAAACATCGGCGGCACAGTCCCTGTGCCATGTTCACAGTCACCATCAACACCAACGCCACCGGTAAAGCCCTGAAAGAATTTCGGGCCATGCTGCCGTATGTGGCCGCCAGCACGCTTACCGAGCTGGGCCGCGCCACCCAGGACCGCATGCCCACCGTGTTGCAGCGCCGGTTTGACCGGCCTACGCCTTACACCCTGCGTTCGGTGCGGGTGGAATACGCAAACAAAAACAAGCTGCGCAGCGTGGTCGGTTTCCCGCAATCTGAAGACGCCAGCGGCCGCAGCAAAAACGAATTCATACGGCCAGGCGCGTTGGGCACCAGCAGCCGCCGCCAAAAGCGCACCGAATACCTGCTGACGCAAAAAGGATTTTTGCCCGCCGGGTGGATAACGGTGCCAGGCAGCCACGCCAAGCGCACGCTGTTGGATGGCTTCGGCAACATCCCGGGCAGCATTTACAAGCAAATCATCCAGTCGCTGCAAATCAGGCCAAAAGGCCGCGCAGTCAGCAAGGCCAGCCAGCGCCGGGCTACCTCCATGGGCGTGGCCAGTGAATTTTTTGCCGTTGCGCCAGGTACCAACAAGCTGGGCAAAAACGCCGGGTATTTGCCTGCTGGCGTGTACCGCCGCACCCGCAAAGGCCTACAGCAATACCTGCTGTTCGTCAAACGCGCCAGCTACGAAAAGCGCCTCGACATGCGCCAGGCAGGCATTGAAACCGCGCAAGAAAAAGGCGTTGCCATCGTGCAAGCCGTGTTCCGCGACGTGCAGCAGAAATTTGCCGCCTACGCATCCAAGAGGGCAGGGCGGTGAACCTCAACACCACCTGCACCCAGGCACAGTTTGGCGAGCTGGTCGGCATTGGCCAGCCCGCCGTCAGCGACCTGATGGCTCGCAACGTGCTCACCCCAGGCCAAACCGCTGGCCAGTGGCTGCAAGCCTACAGCGCCCACCTGCGCGAAATGGCCGCAGGCCGTGGCATGGACGGCGAGCTGGCCTATCAGCGCGCTGAGCTGGCCCGCGTCAGCCGCGAGCGTGCCGAAATCAAACTGAAACTCGAACGGGCCGACTACGCGCCCGTTGCCCTCATTGAACAGGTGCTGGCCAGCATCGGCCGCAGTGTGGCCGGGCTGCTTGAGCCATTGCCCGCACACCTGCACAAGCTGTGCCCCGCGCTTACCCCTGACGACGTGCGCCACATACAGGCCGAAATTTCCAAGGCCTGCGACATAGCCGCAGCCGCCTCCCTGTCGCTGCTGGACGAATCCGAGGACGACAACCCCCAACCCGAAGACGAACAAACCGAAGACGAAAGCGAACTCATTTGATGAACCACATCATGCTCGACCTCGAAACCATGGGCACAGGCCCAAACGCCGCCATCGTTGCCATTGGCGCGGTGGAATTTGAGCTGACCAAAGCCGGTGGCCAGCTGGGCGACAGCTTTTACCAGTGCATCAGCCTCGAAAGCGCCATGGCCGAAGGTGGCCAGGTAGACGCAGGCACCGTGCTGTGGTGGCTGAAGCAAAGCGACGCAGCCCGCGCCATGTTTGCCCAGCCCGCATTCGTGCACGGCGTTGCCCTGGTTGGGTTCAGCAAGTGGATGACCAAGCGCGGTGAAACCAAAAACATGCGCGTGTGGGGCAACGGTGCCAGCTTCGACAACGTGATTCTGGCCAGCGCCTACCGCCGAGCCGGGCTGCAGCTGCCGTGGAACAGCTTCAACGACCGCTGTTACCGCACCGTCAAAAGCATGCACCCGGCTGCGCCCGCCATCCAGCGTACCGGCACCCACCACAACGCGCTTGACGACGCCATCAACCAGGCCAACCACCTGATTGCCATGTTGACACCGGCCACCGCCTAACCACCACTGGAGAAACCACCATGTTTGGAATGCTTGAAGACCTGGCCAAAGCCGCTGTCGGCGTGGTCAAACTGCCGCTTGACGTGGCCGCCGATGCGCTCACCCTTGGCGGTGCGCTCACCGACAAAGCTAAGCCCTACACGGCCGAAGGCATCAGCGACGTGATGCAAAACCTCAAAAACGCCGCCGCGCCAAAGGATGGCAGCAAGTGAGCGAGGTAAAGCAAAAAGAATGGCTCGCGCTGCCAGCCGTCAGTTACAGCGCCATTGAAGTCATTGAAGTGACCAACAAACGTGGTGACAAAAAGCTGTTTCGCGCCCAGCGTTGGGAATGCTGCGTGCGGTTGACCAGCGTTGACACAAAGCGCCCAGCGTTTGCGGTGCTGGTTTTGCCTGAAGGTCCGATTGAGCGGGCAATGGGCGCTGCATTTGATGCATTCAACGCCTTGACAAAAGGCGGCCAGGGCAAAACCGGGTTTTTGCTGTCCGCATCGCCCGACCTGCTTGACTGGCTTGGCCAGTTCCCCGAGCCAGAAACCCCAGGCGCTGAAGCCGCCTAACACTGGAATTAACCGGAGCCGCGAAGCGGCTTCCGGTTGAATGACTTGTTAGAACTCATGCCCCGGAAACTTTGAGGACAGTATGCGGATTGAAACGATAGGCAACGCAACCCTGTATCTAGGCGACTGCCGGGACATTCTGTCGACGTTGCCGAAGGTTGACGCGGTGATAACCGACCCGCCGTACAGCGAACGGTGCCACAGCGGCCACGATGCAGGCGCCGCAAAGGCGCGCGACAACGCCGAACGGCAGGCGCTGGGCTACCGCGCGCTTACGCTGGAGGACGTGACCTACTTTGCCGAACAGTACACGCGGGTGTGCAGCGGCTGGGTGGTTTGGATGACCGACAGCGACCTTGCGCTGGCCGTGCGCACGGCGCTGGAGAAGGCCGGGCGCTATGCGTTTGCACCGCTGCCCTTTTACCAGCCGGGGCGCGCTGTGCGCCTGAGTGGCGACGGCCCCAGCTCGTGGACGGACTGGATCGTGGTGGCGCGCACCAAGGCGCAGATGAAGTGGGGCACGCTGCCGGGCGGCTACGTGGCCGGGCCTGGCTGGAACGACAAGGCGCGCATGGGCGGCAAGCCCACCCTGCTGATGGACGCGCTGGTGGCGGACTACTCGCGGCCCGGCTACACGGTGCTGGACACGCACATGGGCGCAGGCACTACCGGCGTTGCATGCGCCCGCGCTGGGCGGAAGTTCATAGGCTGCGAGGTTGACCGCGCTGCCTTCGAGTTGGCGTGCGAGCGGATAGAAGCCGCTTACGCGCAAGGCTCCCTGCTGGATTTGGCGCAGCCCGTGCCGGAGCAGCAGGGCTTGGGCATTTGAGCCCTAACGCAGAGGTGAGTGGCCTGTCCACTCGACCGCCCTGTTATCGGGCTGATTTTGACGGAGAAAAGCAATGAAGCATTTAGTAAAAGTTACCGCTGAATTTGAATTCGTGGTGCTGGTGGATGACGACGAGGACGAGCACCAAGTGTGCGAAAACTTTGTGGCCGATGCGCTGCGGGACATGAGCACATCCGATGTGCTGTTTAACACGGAGGCGTACCACGATGGGTGCATAGACGGCTGGGATGGCTCAATCGAGCCGTACAACGGCGCGGGCAAATCAACCGATGAGTGGGCCGGACTTCTGCCAGATAACGCCTAGCTAACCGGCGCAGGCGGCTTTATCGCCTGCGTCCGTGTTGAGCGACGTGTTAGCAGGCAAACGAAAGGATGATGATGGCTGAGAAAGTAGTGATCGGGAACGCAGAACTTTGGCACGGGGACTGCCGCGAGGTGCTGCCGTTGCTGCCGATTGTGGATGCCGTAATTTCTGACCCGCCGTATGGAATGGCCTGGGACGGAAAGGTGACACGCGGGAAAAACGGGACAGGGAAAACTGGCCCAACAAAGCACCACGGCGAAACCATCCTTCACGATGACGAGCCTTTTGACCCGGCCCCGTGGCTGACTTTTGATAAGGTAATTCTTTGGGGAAGCAATCATTTCGGAATGCGGCTTCCAGTTGGCACTTCATTGGTTTGGCTGAAGCGATACGACGAAGGCTTTGGGTCTTTCCTAAGCGATGCCGAAATTGCATGGATGAAGGGCGGGCACGGGGTTTATTGCAAAAGAGATGTGTCTTTGCAGGGGGAATCGAAAGACCGCGTACACCCAACACAAAAGCCTGTAACTCTCATGGCTTGGTGTCTCGATCTTGCAAAAGTGCCGAGCGGCGCAATCGTCCTTGACCCGTACATGGGGAGCGGGACGACGGGAGTTTCTTGTGTCTTGACCGGAAGGCGGTTCATCGGAATTGAAAAAGACCTGAAACATTTTCAAAGCGCCTGCCGCCGAATAGAGCAAGCCTACGCACAGCCCCGGCTGTTCGAGGATGCAAAAGTCGGCGCTGGCGACACGGCGGTGCAGGGCGACATGCTTTTGCCTGCCAACGTCGGCAATGAGGGGCCGGCCCGCCAGGGACGGTCCCTCTCGATTAACAAGTTGGGCAGACACGCCCAGGAAGGATGACTGCAATGGAAGCGAAGATCGAAAAAGGGCGCGCACTCGTGCTAGTTGGCCCGCAAGGCTGCGGCAAGAGCACGCTGGCGCGCAAGTTGGCAGCAGCAGAAGGCGCGTTCCGAGAAATCGGCCTGCATGATTTTGAGAGCGACCTTCAGAACTGGATGGACGCGCAGATCAGGACGATCATCGTCGAAGGCTTCCCGAACCGCCCGGCGGCACTGGAACGAGCCAAGCAGTACGTGACAGCCGATCAGATTGAAGTGAATCGCAAGATGCGCCCGGTCGAACTCATGCCCGCGCCGAACTTCATTTTCTGCACCGGCGATGCCGAGCCGTTGAAGCACCTGGAAGGGCGACGGTTCCACATCGCCCGCATGGGCGACGCTGGTTGACCTGGCTGCCCAACGCTAACGTAACCGGCCTTGCGCCGGGAAAGGACTGAACATGAACCAAGAACCGCTGCTGGCGCAAGGTCCGGTTGACGTAGTAGTTGGGCTGCATGCGGAAGGAAAGCGCGTGCTCGACCCTTGCTGCGGCAGCCGCATGATGTGGTTCGACCGGAAGCACCCAGACGTGGTTTTCGGCGACCAGCGGAGCGAGACCATCACCGTAACCGACCGCTCGAATGGGCGCGAGAACGGAACACGAACTTTGCACATTGAGCCGGACACGCTGCTGGATTTCAGGGCGCTACCGTACCCGGACGAATCGTTCCGGCTGGTAGCGTTCGACCCGCCACACCTACACACGGCCGGCCCGCGCTCTTGGCTGGCCGCTAAATACGGAAAACTGGGCGAGAACTGGCGCGACGATCTGCGGCGGGGATTCGCGGAGTGCTTCCGCGTGCTGCACCCGGACGGCGTGCTGGTGTTCAAGTGGAACGAATGCCAGGTGAAGATCGGCGAAGTGCTGGCGCTGACGCCAGTGCAGCCGCTCTTCGGCCACCCGACCGGGCGCAAGGGGTTGACGCACTGGCTGGTTTTCATGAAGCCCAACGCCTGAGTTAGACCGCACGCGAGGAAACATGAATATCCACATTTACACCGCAGCGTTGCAGCCCTACACGAACTACATGGATCACACGTTCGATCCGCCGTGGGAATGCAGCACGCCGGGAGGCCGGCTGGTCTATTGCGAATGCTGCGGCAAGCGGCGGTTTGCGCGCGACCTGGTGGTGCAGTGCTACTACGACGGGCGGAGGCTGTGGTGCGCGCCGGGCCGTGGCTGCAAGAACCCGAAGCTGCTGGAAGCTGCGCGCCGCCGCGAGTTCCGCAACCGCAGCAAGGCACAGAAACGCCGATGGGCCGCAGTGCGGTCTAACGCTGAGGTAAGCGGAGAGCCGAAGCGCAGCGTAGGCGAGTCCGCTTGACCGCCGTGTTATGCCTTGCCGTGGAACCAAAATGAAACTGCGAATTGTGCCGACTGACCTGAAGACCGCAAATGATTTTGTGCGCAGACTGCACCGGCACAGCCGCCCCGTGGTTGGCTACAAGTTTGCGGTAGGCGTGGAAGATGAAACCGGGACGCTGCGCGGGGTTGCAGTCAGCCAGGCCGAAGTAATCGATGTCTGCAAGCGGGCTACCAACTGGGCCGAAATCCGCGCCGAACATTTCCCGATGCACGGGTTCCATTCCTGACCTACAAAAACCGGGCTTCGGCCCGGCAACCCTGAATCCCTTGGAGATAATCATGCCCACCATCAACATCAGCGCTGGCCAGCATTTTCACTTTTCGTTCGACGCCGAAACACTGGCCGACTCCGTCGAAGTCGCACTCAAGGACAGCAAACTTATCGAGCATTTTGGGCTTGGCGGTACCGCTGGATACCGCTGGCACGGCTTGTCTGTCTCTGCCCCTATGCAGGTTATCGACAAATTTAATGGTATCCAAACTCCCCGCCAGATCTGGACGCGGACCATCAGCGCTCAGTGGCAGGCGATGCAAACCCTGCCGCAAGAGTTGAGCGGAGAGCAAAACCCCATCAAGGACGTGACGATCAAGATTGAGCACGGCCCCGAGTTTTCGGCAGTTCCGGCTGCTGAGTGGGCACACGTTGACGGAAAACTGAAATGCCAGATCTAGTCACTACGACCCTCGAAACTCTAGCCCTGCCCGGCATGACGCCGGGCGATGCAGCCCGAGAGCTTGCCGCCGGCCTGCAGTCAGATCTAGGCATGACCTACGACGCGACCCGAATCGGGCAATGGCGCCGGGGCGAGCGAGCTATCCCTCAGCCGGTGCAGGATTGGATGCTGCGGGCGAGCATTTCCTACGCAATCGGCCAATGCGGAGGCATTTCGCCATCCGCCGAAGCCAACCTTGACCGGCTCGCGGCAATGCTCTGCCCGCCGGCCAGGTAGCCGTCACGCCCCGACGGTATAGGTCGTCCCACCCGCCCCGAAGTGCGCCGTGAGCAGCTGCCGGCGGCCTTCGGGGGCGAAGCTGATGTGCACCCAGGTGCCGTCCTGGATCAGCTTGTCAAATGCGATGTCGGACTTGGCCAGCGCCCGGACGATCTCTAGCGGGCTGCCGAAATCTGGACACACAAAATCGGCAGCATGCCCGCTCATGTGCGCCGATAGCCGGGCGCCGCCGACTGCACGATTCAAGGCCGGGCAGCGGTAGCCGGAGTTGATGCGCAGGGGCAGGCCACCCAGCGCGGCGCGAACATCCTCAAGGCCGGCGGCGAGCAGGTGCAGGTTTTGCACGATCACGGGCGGGGGCGTGTTGTTGATCTGCTTGCGCTGGGCTGTTGCCGAAAAAGTGAGTTCGGCGAGGCTGAAATGTGGGGTCAGTTTCATTGGGGCATATCCTCGCGTTCCGCGATGCAGTTTCGGCGGTTGGAGGCCAGGTAACCGGCAGCGCCGACGACAAGCAGCGCATCCGCGCCGGGCACGGCCAGGGCCACGCCAAGCGATCCGGCGGACGCAGCGGCGAATGATCCGGCGAGTATCCAAAATCGCCAGCGGGCGCCCGTCCACGTGCGGTAGCTTGCGCGGCTGGCAGCTCGCAGCGAGTGATAGAGGATCACGGCGGCAGAAATCAGGCAGACAGCGGGCATCATTTTGCATCTCCCTGGGCAATGCCGCGGGCGCGGGTGAGCAGCAGCGGGACCACGCCGGGGGCCGCGGTGCCAATGGCCACGGCGGCGAGCATGCGCAGGCCGTCGCTGGGCTGGGCTGCCGGTAGCATGCCGGCGAGGATGCTGGCCGCCGTGGGCGAGCCGTAGCCGGCGAGCAGCGAGGACAGGCAGACGGCCGCAGCGGCGCGGTCGACGCTGTTGATCTGATGCAGCCAGGCTGACACAAAGACGGCGGCGAGCATGCCGACGACCAGGGCGTCCGCCTGGGCACCGAAAAACGTGCCTGTGAGGCCGATGGAGCCGCCGACTACCGCGCCAGCGACTAGAGTTGAGGTGTGCGGTTCGGGCATGTTGCCTCCTTTTCTAAATTTCGATGACGTCAATCGGGAGCGTGGGTGCATCGCCCAGGATCTGCCCGTTTTGCTCAAAGACGTACTGGTCGACGGTGGCCGCGCCACGGGCTTTGATCTGGCCACCGCCGGGCAGCTCGAGGGTGACGATGTTGCCGTCGATGGCGACCACCTGCCCGAGTTGCTGCGGGGGGCCTGCGAAGAGTTGGCGGAGTGACTGCAGCGGGTTAGGCATGGGTTTCGACCTCCACGGTTTGCCAGACGTTGGGCAGGCCGGCTTCGACGCTCACGGCCCGCACAAGGCCCCGGCGGGCGGTAGCGCCGTCTTGGTACTCGATGAGCTGGCCAAGATCGAGGATGCCGGTGGCCGGCAGCACCGGCAGGCGCAGGGCGATGCTTGCCTGACGGCCACCGGCGGCGAGGATGGATGCACCGCGGGCGCGGGCGGCATCGGAATGGGTGATCAGCGGGTCCGTGACCATGGGTGCAACGATGTCGCCGGCCGTTCCGGACCGGGTGATCTGCCCCATGCGGCCCTGCTCTTGCCCGGCAACAAAAACGCGGTTGTAGGCGGGCGACTCTGACCAAGTGATGGCTTCGGTACTGGCCACGGCTGATGGGATAACGATGTCGGGCGTGGCACTGGCCCACTCCCACGGCAGCAGCGGGTAACGCGGACGGACGTGCAGGGTTTGGGCGGTGCGGTGTCCCAGTACGTAGCCACCGGCGGCTTCGGCGATGCGCTTGACAGCATCGATCATCGTGCCTTGATGCGACCACACGCCGGCCGGCACCAGCCAGTCGGCGAGCTGCCAATCAAGAGCCCAGCCGACAGGCACGCCGTTTTGCGTGAGGGATTCGGCGGCGAGCTGCTGCGCGGTCATGTCTGTTGCGGCTGTGCGCGCTACAGCCTGGGCGTAGGGATCGGCAAGCCAGGCAACACGGCCCCGGCCGCTCACAGAGAGCCGGGCATCACCGAAACGGCGATCGCGCGCGATGGATTCGGTCAGCAGCCGCACCGCAGTGCCGTTGATTGTCGCCTGGAGCTCGACAGGCTCGCCGATAGCCGACGGCATGACGGCATCGAGAGCCGCCGCCGGCAGGCTGGCAGACCAGCCCACGGACCAGCTGTCTACGTCCCATTTGAGAGACAGGCTGTAGGCATCGATTGCGGTGTTGTCCGGCAGGCGGACAAGGGTAACGTCGTTGATCACGATGTAGGTGCTCCGGATGGGGATAACGACGGTACCCGCCGGGGTGCCCGCGCCACACGAAAACAGGATGTCGAGACTGACTGGACGGCGATGGTCGAACAGCAGATGCACGGCGCCGCCAGCCGGCGGGGTGTAGCAGCGCCAGGGCGGTTCCACGGGCGGAACAGTGATGACAGAGCGGCCAGCGGGTAGCGGCTCGGCACTTGTCCAGCGAATACGCAGGGGGCGCTGCCATGCCGGCGCGCCGGATTGTGCCGACGCTTGCACGCGCACAGGCGTCGGGAGGGCGGCGCCCCACGGCACCCCGCGGGGGCGAGCTTGCAGGATGTCTGCAACGGCCCACCCGCTGGCGGCCCCGGTGCGGGTGGCTACGCCCGACTGCCAAGGGGCGCGGCTGGGCCGTGGTAGCGGGGTACCCTGCTGCCATAAACTATCGGCGCCTGCATGCATCGGTTCGCCGGCCTGCCAGCCGGGGCGCAGGCGGGAGAGCATGGAATCGAGCTGCTGCCAGGCGCTGCGCAGATCGCCCACCACCCGCTGGCCACGGCCCCAGGGGGCCCGGCGGGCGATGCGGGTTTGTTGGCCTGTGGCGTGGCGGGCCTGCAGCGTGGGCGCGATGACGGGGGGGGCCGGCTGCCCACTGGCGGCGGTGC